TAACCGGACTTAGCCATCTTTCTTCTAGCTTTATTACGACTACTCCTGTTAGCTCTTTGCTGAGGTTTACCTTGGTAGTTGTCGTATTCTTTACGATAGTTCCTAGTCATAATTACCTATTGTATGTATATAGTAGGGCAGTAAAGGGACAGTAACAACAGTAACAACAGTAAAAGAAACAGTTAAAGGAACTGTTTTAACAGTTATATAACTATTATAACTGGATGGTTCTTCTTTAAAGTGGTACAAAACCAGAGAATCCCACCATCTCTGTAAGTGGTCCAGGAGGCCCTCAGACAGCCCTTAAAGTCTTTTATGAGTCAAGCCAGTTAGCGTAACTTGTAGAGGCATTAGCGGCCTTCTGAAGGTCCTCTAAGGTCCTAGCGTATCCAAGGACCCCAACGTTAAGACCACCCTCTCCTTGTATGAACCGTCTTTCAAGTTCCCACTGTTCACGTTCCCTAGCTTTTATAGCTTTAGTTTCTGTGAGAGCCATATTCTCCGTAAAATATTGAACAGCCATAGCTAAAGCATCTAACCTATCGTCGTGTCTGATGGAATTTTTCTCTTTGGTTATGCGGGTAAGCTGCCAGAACAGTTGATACTGGCTTCTAGTTTCGCCTGGGTAGCATTCTGTTGTAGAGATATCTTTACTGATTACATCCGTATCAACCATCAATCTGTGTTGGTTCATGACAGGCTCAAGGGTATCAATAATCCTTGTCTCTTTCTGTTTTGTATGTCTAACCTCTTCAACGGAGCACGGGTATATAGTCCCAAGGTAACGCTTAAGAAGTTCACTGAACATACCGAGTCCGAGGTTACTTTCTACAATTATTTCTTTGACTTTGTACTCTTTGGCAATGAGCGTAAGCTTTTTGAGGTTGACCTCGCTGTAACCACCTCTAAGTCCTCCAGAAGCGAGGAGAAAAAGGTTACCGTTGAGGTAGGCGACTACAGCGTATCCCAATTCATCACTTCCTTTACCGGAGGGATCTATAGCGAGTACGACCCCTGTGTACTCAATAAACTCAGACCCGATTTGGGCGGGTTTGTAAAAGAGATCCCCGTGAAGACCTACGGACGGTAAATCAAGAGCTTTATCACCGTTAGCCATCCAAATAACTTTATCTGGACCTTGTTCACGATTGAGTCTAAATACGCATAGATCCATCAGTTTGAGAGGATATCTCTCTTCGTCAGATAGGCTAATATCAAGAAGGAACTGGAGGTTAAACGTTGACCTTCCAATTGATTCCTGACGAGCCTCCAGCTCCTCCCAACCAAATCTTCCAGAGTCTGTAGGGTGCCCAGCCAGACTAGAATCTTCTTTTAAATCACTTAATATTTTTGGAGCTAATCTGTCTCCGTAATAGTTTTTAAGTTTAGCCGCAGTAGGATATAGGGCAGGCCAGATTCGAGGAGAATAGCCAGCTAGTTCAAGCTTGGCGTAGATACTGTCCTGAGTGTGGGGAGTTCCTAGAAATACGATCTCTCCACCTGGTTTGATAACTGAGTCAAACTCTTTAATACTTTCTCTAAGCTTGTCACGTATAAGCTGCGTCTCACAGCTCTGAGGGGTCTCTACGTCGTCCGCTACGATCAGATCTGCCCTCGACCCAGTGATCTGCCCGAAAATACCACTAGAGCGCACTGAGGGGCTCTGATCGGGCTTAGCGCCAAACACGTCAAAAGCAACCTTAGAGAACCTCTGAGTGTCACTAGGAAACAGATCCTTGACCATGAACCAGTTTCTAAGGAGATCGTGGCAGAACACGCTAAAAGCGTCTGCACGGTCTTGTGCGGCTGATATGACTAAAACCTTCGTGTCTGGGTTTTTACGCAGTCTCCAGAGCACGTAGCCTGCTGTGAGGAAGCTCTTACCGCAACCTCGGTACGCCATGATGATTCTTCTGTTAGGACCGTTCTGCAAATAGTCTGCAAGTTGGTACTGAACAGGAGTAGGGCTAGGAAGCCTTAGAAAGTGCCAGAGATGAGTAGCAAAAACTGGAAAGCTACTGAGCGCTTCCTTAATAATTTGTTTGTGATTATCATTAGGCACTTATATAAGATTTAACTTTAGACATATCGATCTCAGGAAGATTAGAGATCATCTCAGTGATTGCAGAGACATCACCGTTCTTATCGAGGGTTATGCCTTGATCCTTGAGAAACTTAATTGCGTTTGCTAGGTCAGAAGCCTTTACATCATCTCTATGTAGTTGATCGACGAGTTTAGTAGCTACCAACCTGTGGAGACTCTGAAGTTCTTCTTCAGTAGCCATACCTTGTGCTTTTCTTCTAGCCATTGTTCACGGTCACCTTTTTGTTTGGGAACAGGTTTCTTTTTATTAACTCTACAGCTGTATCGTCTATAGTATTGTCAGTGGATTCGACAAGCTTTGTAAGCATATCCACGATCAGCTGTTTAACGCTGTCAGATTTTAGAAACGCGAAAAGAATAGGCTTAACTAGGAGAACCATTAGAAAAATTTAAGCTGTAGCTAGGTTACTCCTTTTTTGCTCGTTTAAGTGCTATTAGGTCTAAAAGTTTAGAAGCGTACTCAGGATCAGCATTACTACTCTGTTGAATTAGGAGTTCCGCAAATAGAAGATACACACTCTCAATGTCCATCCGTTCGGGAAGCTGAGCTTCGGCTTCAAGAAGAAGCTTTAGTTTCTCGTGCCAAGAAACGTGAGTCGGAATTACATTCTTCGGTCCACTACACCATATCTCAGCGAAGCGCTCCTCGATCGACTCAGGAATGTACATCTGAATCATATCGAGAGCCTCCTTCTGATGAAGCTGACCAGAGTAGTAGGTAGCTACATCACGTAGGGAGAATTTCAATCTTTAGTGACGCTAGGTGTTTTAGTTCTTACTGGTGTAGAGCCTCTATCTTCTCGCTCTTTTTGTAAGATCTTTTTCTTCGTATCAGCCCATTCTTTACTTTTTTTGTAGTTCTCCCAGGGAACCTGTCTTAAACGTTCTCTCTCTTTAGCACCCTCGCGGGCGGCGTAATCCATTTCAGACATTTTTAGTTCTGATAATTATCTATTCTTTAGTATATGTTCTTTTTTCTGTTCACTCCACTGTCCAGACATTAGTTCTTCATGAGCTTGTGCAGGATCGCTACTTTGTGAAGCTTCCATAAGAAGTCTTTCATCAATAGGGTTACCGTATTCATCTACAGGTCCTACAGGGTTATTCCAAACATCGTTAATAATGCTTCCTGCTGTTAGTGCATAAGCATCTAGTTTTCCAGAGAGAGCAAAGTTTTGAATCTGAGGGCCTAACACTCTTAGGAACCGCATAGCAGCACCTACTTTGTTTCCAACAGCTTTTCTAGTAGCTGGATCAAAGAGTGGTGAGCTCTTATTGGGACCACCGGAATCTGTAGGTATTTTTCTATATTCTCCTCCTGTTTGTCTAAACGGTTTAGCATCTCCACCATCAGTTCTACCTACCCATTCGTTTGCTGTTGAGACGTCACCTCTTAGTCCTGATTGAGGTCCTGAGAAGCCTCTTCTAGAAGTTTGAGGTCCAGGTGTAGAAGCCTTTCCGTCTGTAGCTCCACTTCTTTCCCAATTTTGAATTTTCTCCATCATGTCTGAAGAATGTGTTCTAAATTTCTGCCTACCTTCACTTAAGACTGTTCCTGAGCGTTTAAACGGATCAGGTTTTACTGATCTTGGTCCTGGTTTATATGGTTCATATTGAATAGTTAAAGCTCCACCTTTACTAGGAGGAGTAATTGTTAAAGCTCCTGAAGGGCTTTTAACTATTTGTCCTGACTTATAACGAGTAACGTTTTGCCGTGGATTAGGTCCTAATTGCTGATTTGAAGTTATTTTTCCTCTCTCAGTAGCTTGAGAAGCTCCTTGTCTAACTCTTCTACCAGTTCTATTCCAACCTCCTACTATGTTTCCTTTTTCAGTACCACCAGTAAGCTTTGTAGGGGTTTTTACTTTTGTTTTACCTGTAGTGACCTTAACCTTACGGCCTCTACGGTTTGTTTTTAATTCGTATCCAAGTTCAGCCATTTTACTTGTATTTATACCCTGTATTCATTTTGGCACCTTTTTTAGATTTAGAATCTTTTTGAAACTTCTTAGCTACGCTAGGCTTATTAGCATAGAGATATTTTTTCTGTTTTTCAGATTTAAAAGGCATGGCAGAAGAAAAGAGCTTAATAGGTAAACTTAAGGATGGAGTTGCTGATAAGGAGGAGCAACTTCAAGTCCTTGGTACTTTCGTGCGTCTTGGAGTCGTTGTGTGGTCTGGGTTTATCATAAGCTTAAATTATGTTCCCTTGCCAGGTGTAGATAATAAGCAGAACAATGATATAACTTTCATAACTTTCGTTTTTACTTCAGCTTTAGCTACCTTTGGGATTGATACAGCCAAGAAGAAAGAACATAAAGACAAAACTAATGGGGCTACACAAACTATAATCATAGAAACTCCTATTAAGATCGAAGGAGTTGACTCTAAAAAGGTTACGAAAGTATGA